ATTTACAGTAAAAGTTATGGACATGAATGGCGGAACTCTTGAAAAATATACTCTATGTAACCTTGATCCAAACTCTCCAAATTTTGTTGCCCGTAGAATTGGTGATATGTATATGGAATGGAGTGAAACAGATCGTCGTTATCGTTCTTATGGTAATCATCCAAATGTATCCGACTTTATTCGTATTAAAATGTATGACGAAGAGCAAAACTATGATGCTGCTGCTTTACCAGCTGGTTTTTATGGACCGGGAATGCCAAAAGGGTTTGGTGCCCTTGGAGCACATGGAAAAATTAAATCTCTAAATCTCGGTTCTGATTTTACAGGATCATTTTCAAAAGGTGCTAGTTCGGTTCCTATTGGTGGTGGCACTGCTGCTATTGATCTTGGAAACCAACTTGGAGCAAAATTTACTTGGCCTTCAATTCCATTACGAGTTAATGGATCTGATGGTTTTTCTGCGAATCCATACAGAGTTTATTTTGGTGTAAGACCAAAGGTTGATGTAAACTCTTCTTTACATGATGAAGACTATGTTGATTATGTAAGAATGCTTCCGTCTTATTATAGAACTCAAGCGCACAATGTTACAGACAGTGGTTTTGATTTTTCTTTTATTTTCTCTCTTGATGATATTAAGATTGATACAACAACAAATTCAGTTACATATGCCTCAGGCTCGCGCCAGGCTTCTTCAAATAAAAGCTACACAGCAACAAATAGTTTCTCTGAACTTTTAGACAAAGATGTTAAACAGTTTGTGGTTCCGTTATTCGGTGGATTTGATGGATTAAATATTAAAGAAAAAGAATCTTTTAACTTTGATGATATTCAAGCTACAACAACAGACACAACTAACTATCTTGTTTATTCGCTAAATAAGGCATTAGATTCAGTAGCAGATCCCGAAACTGTTCCAGCATCTCTACTTTCTATTCCAGGTATTAAAAATACACACATTACAGATAAAATAATTCGCACAGCAGAAAGCCGTAAAGATATGTTAGCAGTGGTTGATTTGGTTGGTGATTATACTCCATCATTTGAATCTCGTGATTCTCAAAGCACACGATTGGGCTCTGTTGTAGATACTATTTCAAATATCAAAAACAGACAGATTAATTCAAGCTTTGCCGCTGCTTATTATCCTGCTGTACAGATTCAAGACAACTTGAATAATGGAGAGCGTGTATGGGTTCCTTCTTCAGTTGCTGGACTTGGCGCAATGGCACAGTCTGATGCATCTGCAGAACTATGGTTTGCTCCTGCTGGATTTAACCGTGGTGGACTTGGAAGCCTTGGAGGTCGTTCTGGTCCTCGTGTAATTCAAGCACGTCAACGACTTGATTCTTCTGAGCGTGATAAATTATATGAAGTTAATATTAATCCAATTGCTACTTTCCCAAATGAAGGGGTGGTTGTGTTTGGGCAGAAAACCCTTCAACAAACACCATCTGCTCTTGATAGAATTAATGTTCGTCGCTTAATGATTTTCCTTAAGGCAGAAATCAGCAAAGTTGCACAGGGTATTTTATTCGACAACAATGTTCGTTCTACATGGTCACGATTTGTTGCTGAGGCAGAGCCCATTCTTGCAGATGTCAAAGCAAAATTTGGCCTCACAGAATACCGCTTGATTTTAGATAGTTCCACAACAACAGCAGATTTGATTGATCGTAATATTTTATATGCAAAAGTATTTTTGAAGCCAGCGAGAGCTATTGAATTTATAGCAATTGATTTTGTTATTACTCGCACCGGGGCAGATTTTGCCTAAGCCAACTATTTATTAAAGATTATAGGAGAACATAATAATGGCATTTTGGACAACAACACCAGAGAGAGATCCTAAAAGAAATTTTAGATTTCAAGTATTTATTACTGGTATTCAAGGAACAGAGCCTGCTGTTTGGTGGGCAAAGAAAGTTTCTAAGCCAAGCTTCACAGTTGGCGAAAGCAAGCACGTATATCTAGGGCATTCATTTTATTATCCTGGTAAGGTTGAATGGGAGCCAATTTCTATGACTCTTGTTGATCCATTAGAGCCTGGTTGTTTATTTCGAATCAATGAAATTGTGCGTAGAGCAGGATACCGAGTTCCCGGTGATGCCAATGTGCTAGTAACTAAATCAAAAAACAAAGCTTCCACAAACCTTGGGGCAGTTAAGATTCTTCAAATAGATGCTGATGGCAATCAAATTGAAACTTGGACTCTCAATAATCCGTTTATTAAGAAGGTAGCCTTCTCGGAGCTTGATTATGAGAATGAAGATATTTCAACAATTGATTTAGAACTTCGTTATGATTGGGCTGAGTGTCTTACAGTTGATGGAGAAAGTGCCGCTACATTCTTTAAAGCTCAATAGTGGAGTGCTAGATGGCCTGGTGGACCGATCAAAGACTACATCCAAAAACTAAAAGCAAGTTTGTTATTGTTTTTGGTAGTACTTTTTTTATACCAAGTGTAAAAACTGTGAGTAAACCTAAAATTGATTTTGATACAAAAGAATATAGGTTGCTAAATCATAAATTTAACTATCCGGGAAATGGAACATGGCAACCTATTGAATTAACATTTGTTGATATGAATGGGCTAGGAGATAAATCCGATACCTTTGATACTTCTGCTTTTTTATGGCAAATTTTAAATAATACCGGTTATGCATATCCTTATTTAGATGGTAGTAGTGATACTTCAAACAATGCCTATTATAACAATGTTGCTGATGGAAAAGACGTATTTTCTGGTGGGCATCACCTTTCAACAAAGATATCTTTTAGAGATGACCCAAATACAGATATTAGAGAAAGAAGAAGTTTTCGCACTATAACAACACCTGAAAAATCTTCTACAATTTCAAACTCTTTTGGTAAAGGATTAAATGGAAATATTGACTATGAAAATGCTCATTATGCTAGACAAAAAATTTCAATCTACCAATTGTCTCCTGAATCTAAATTTGATGAAGGGACAGATAAAAACCCATCAGGAGCAGAGATAGTAGAATGTTGGCATCTTATAAATCCAATAGTAAAATCCATTGGATGGGGTGATCTTTCTTATGACTCTGATGATTTAGTAGAATACACAATGAGTATTGTATATGACTGGGCCATATTTGATAGAGAAAAAATTGGAAAAGATTTTGTTGTAGATTCTTTGCCTTATCAAGATTTTATGAAGAATTATGGATTAGCTCAGACAGCTATTGATCAAGAATTGCGGATACAATCTCAAACTTTGGACGACATTAGAGACTTTTTGCAAACCGATAATGTAGATTCTTTAAAAGACTTTAGTGAAAAGATCAACAGTAACACACCACAAGATCTAGATGGTGATGGACTTATATCCGATGTAGAAGCAAGCTTATGGAGTGAACAAAATCAAGATATTAGAGAGGGTTTAGCCATAGAAGCTGATATGAGACTGGCTGATGAAAATAGATCTGCTTTTGAAGAACTACCAAAAGAAAATCAAGAAGCACTCAGAGCTAGAGCAGAATTAGAGCGCGAAGAAGCAGAACTGCAACGAGCAGCACTAGACGAGGCTTTCTCAGATGAAAATATACAAGAATCTTTAGATGAGGGGACACAAGATTTTGCTGATGCTCTTAAAGAACAACTTCAAAATCTAGAAGATGTTGATAAAGCAAATAAAGATTTTATCAAGCAACAAAGAGAACACTACGAAGAAATGAAGGAGCTAGACGATATTTTACGTAAAGCTAATATAGCTAATATACAAGAACAAAGAGAACAAAACAAACAAAATAATCCTGAACTTTTGCAAACAGATAGTATACAATATGTCCAAGAGCCCGAAACAGAAAATAGCGCCGGTACTGTTGAACCTTTGGGTTCACTAACAAATAATACAGGATATTCCACTGATTTAGAAATCAAGAAAGCTGATCGATCAAGAAATGATTTGGCTGATTTAGAAGACGATACAGAATAATTAACAAAGAGGTATAAATGAAAAGAAATAATGAAGAACGAACAAAAACCAGAAGACAACAACAAAACGCTGTTGATCCCGCTTCTGTTTTAAATTTCGTTGCCCCAACCGAGTTCGTTGAACTCCCATCAAAAGGAATTGGATATCCTCAAGGGCATCCACTCTATGATAAAGAAACGATTGAGATTCGTTTCATGACAGCGAAAGATGAAGATATCTTAACATCAAAATCTTTACTTAAAAAAGGTCTTGCAATTGACCGACTTATTGGTAATCTTATTATTGATAAAACAATAAGACCAGAAGATATTTTGATATCAGATAGAAATGCTATTATCTTAGCCGCGAGGTCATCAGCTTATGGCCATATATATGAAACAAAAGTTCAATGTCCAACTTGCAATAGTACACAGAAAATGTCATTTGATCTGTCGCAAGGAAGAATAACAGAACCAGATTTTCCGGAAAGTGTTCAAGAACTAGAGAATGGGCATTACATGTATGAAACAGAATATTCTAAAATTAAAGTGGAAATGAGACTTTTAACAGGCCGAGACGAAAACATTATGTTTAAAGCTATAAATAAAAACGATGATGCAGCAATGTCAACCCAAATGAAGCTTTTTGTTGTTAGTGTTAACGGTCATAAGCACCCTAATATTATAGAACATTTTGTTAGTAATTTACCAGCTTTTGAAGCTAGAAGCCTTCGTAAAACATTTTCTGATCTAACCGCCATGGTTGAAGTTAAAGAAGATTATACATGTAATTCTTGTGGCTATGAACAAGAAA